TGCTGTTTACAATTGACGCTGTGACATTATAGATGCCAGCACCACTACCACTAAACGACCCCGTGATACCACCGTCAATCGTGCCTTCAACATAGGATGCGGTCGCCGCATTTACCGCATAAGACGAAGTTGAGGCATAACTTGCACTGGTTGCATTGGCAATACTACCCAACACATTTTGTGCCAGTGCGGCGTAGCTTGAAGTGAATGCATAGGATGCACTGACCGGTTGACCACCACCACCAGGTGCCCAGCTTGCAGATAAAGCATAACTTGCTGATGTAGCCACCGATGATGTTGCTACGGTCCACGTAGAAGCTTGATTACTGCTACTGACAATACCAACAGGAACGCCAGTCAAACCACTGTAATTGACCTGACCAGATGAACTTACGATACCAACAGGAACGTTTGATAGTCCAGTATAAGAGACTTGGCCTGAAGAGCTCACAATGCCAACAGGAACGTTTGACAAGCCTGTGTAAGAAACTTGTGCTGAACTGGACACCAACCCTGTTGGACGATTTGAAGTTTGTAGGAAGTCTACTTGACTTGATGCACTGACAATGCCTACAGGAACGTTTGACAGTCCAGTATAAGAGACTTGGCCTGAAGAGCTCACAATGCCAACAGGAACACCAGTCAAACCACTGTAATTGACTTGTGCTGAACTGGACACCAACCCTGTTGGACGATTTGAAGTTTGTAGGAAGTCTACTTGACTTGATGCACTGACAATACCGACAGGAACACCGGTCAATCCGGTGTAGTTGACTTGTGCTGAACTTGAAACGAGACCAACAGGTTTATCTGCAACTAAACTCCATGAGGTATTAGCAATTGAAGCCGTAGCAACTGTCCAAGTAGAAGCTTGAGTGCTACTGCTGACGATGCCAGCAGGAACGTTTGACAATTCTGTGTATGAGACTTGACCCGAGGAGCTCACAATGCCAACAGGAACGCCAGCCAACCCAGTGTAATTAACTTGACCAGATGAACTTACGATACCAACAGGAACATCAGTCAAACCAGAGAACGAAGTAGTTCCGGCAGGTCCAGTAGCACCAGTTTGTCCTATTTCTCCTTGCGGCCCCTGAACACCCGTAGCGCCTGTTGCTCCGACAGCACCAGCAACGCCTGTTGCTCCAGTAGCTCCAGTGACACCCGCTTCGCCTTGTGGTCCTTGAACACCCGTAGCTCCGGTAGCACCTGCTGGTGTAACTGCATAACTCGCTGTGACTGCAAAACTCGCTGTTGTTGCAAAGCTTGATGACGCAACATTCCATCCTTCGGCCTGGACAGAACTTGATACAATTCCATCAGGCTTACCAGTAATACTACCCCAACTTGTTGGAGCACCTTCGGTGGATGGTGCCCACGAAGCGGAAACAGCAGTGAAACTGTTCTGAGCATAGCTGGCACTTGTATTTGATAGAGCATTGAATTGAATTGAACTGCTGAGAATACCAACCGGAATATCTGTTAATCCGGTGTATGAAGTTGTTCCAGCAGGACCAGTAGCTCCAGTGACACCAATTGGTCCTTGAACACCCGTAGCTCCAGTGACACCCGCTTCTCCCTGTGGACCTTGTATACCAGTAGCGCCAGTAGCACCCTGTGGACCTTGAACACCAGTAGCACCAGTAGCACCCTGTGGACCTTGAACACCAGTAGCTCCTGTTTGTCCAACAGCACCAGCAACGCCTGTTGCTCCAGTAGCACCAGTATCACCCTGTGGACCTTGAACACCAGTAGCACCAGTAGCACCAGTGACACCAATTGGTCCTTGAACGCCAGTAGCGCCTGTTTGTCCTACAGGTCCCTGAACACCTGTGGCTCCGGTCGCTCCAATTTCACCGCCTATACCACCACCACCAACAGGAATAAACGGTGTAGGAACAACGGTAACTGGTTGTTCTTGAACAATAATAGTCGTGATATTTTCACTCATCGGGTTACCCTCGGCGAGACAACGAGTTTGCCTTCAAATGGATACTGCACAATGGAACCAGAAGTCATACGCACATCATAGTAATAGCACGAACCCGTGAGTTGTGCGCTAGAAGACGCGGGCATGGTCATTATGATTAGACCTTCGGTGGGCAGTGAACTTGTCACTGTAAATTCAGCACTTGCAGAAGGTGAGTTGTATTCTGCTCTGACCTGACTTTCAAGCGTATATCCCGTTAGGTCAAACGGCTCGCCAGTTGCGGATAGAAGTTTAAACTGACGGTTGACGCTTTCTCCACATTGAATGGAGATATTCCATTTTCCAGTATTCATCGTTGTCTCCTGCGGGTGATAGTGCTGCGTATCAACTCATAAATATATGAAACTTAGTGGTATCACGCTAACGGAGTAAACGAAAAACGAATTAGTAGAGTTCTACTAGTTTATATCCAATGACTCTGTTCACTATACCACCCCTCATTATGTAAATCAGATAGTTGTTTGAATACACTATCATACTGAGGTGCCACAGCTTCTAATGAATACAGACTGTGTGCTCTGCTACTGATATATTGTCGGTCCAGACCATCCACTTGGTCAAATGCTTTGAGGAAGTCACCAAGCGTGTGACAACGATATCCAGTTTTACCGTGTTCTACGGTTTCTGTAAATGCACCAAATGTTGTTGTAATAACAGGCGTTCCCGTCATCATCGCTTCTACAGCCACGCCGCCAAACGGTTCTGTGAAGAGACTAGGCATGATGACTGCTTTGGCTCGCCCCAAGAGTTCATTTCTAGCCTTGCCCAATACAGGTGGTAGATATTCAATGTTCTTACTGGTGAGATACGGTGCTGGGTCTCCCTGTCCACAAATGATGAAACGAGAGTTCGGTCTACGCTTTGCCATTTCCACGACAATTGCTAATCCCTTCAAGTCGGTGAGACGACCGAAATACAGATAGTAGTCAGATGGTGTATCAATATATTCCCAGTCATCACTGACGAAATAGTTCGGGATGACCCACTCATAGTGGTTACCTTGACGCTGTTCTTTGCCTTGATGGTAATGCATCCAGGCGTAACTCTCATACACACGGAATGGTAGGAAACACGTTGGGTATCCTATGCCGCTCTCCAGGGAAATTCCTTTGTGACGATGATGCACCGCTTGATGTGCGTGACCAAAAAAGTAGCAAACGATGTCTCGTTCTCCAATTGAACTTTCAACGATATCCCCAAGCCGTCTGTTGAATTCAACATATACGGCATTACCAACATTTGCGTCCATGCCATGAAAGCGTGTGTGGTCAGAAAAATCGTGTCCTAATAACTCTATCTGCTCTTCAGGGGAAAGTATCGGATAATTGAAATCTGCCCCCATCATCACACCATCATCTCCGATGCCATAATAATGTAGTTCATACGGAAATGTTTTCATCATCGGGAAAAACTTCACAATTTTTTGTGTAAACGCACAGTGGGTGTGCTCTGGTCTAGTGTGAGGAATTCCAAAAATATGCAGTTTGGTTTTAGTCATTGTTCATTCTCTTGTTTTCGGCGTTCCCAGTATTTTTTTCGTGCGTCAGACAATTTTGCTCTGGTTTCGGCGCTTAGTAATTTGCCCTTCTTAGCGTCAGACATCTTCTCGCGATGCGCGGCACTTTTGGGTTTGCCCCTCAAAGCTTCAGAAATCTTCGCCCGATGCGCGGCACTTTTGGGTTTGCCTTTATTGATTGCAGAAAGCTTTGCTCTGGTCTCGGCACGTATGGTTTTGCCATTCGTCACCAACCGAATTCTCTCTTCTTCACTGAGCTGTTGATAATATTTTTTTAGCCCTTCAGAAATCTTTGTTCTGGTCTCGGCACTGTATTTTCTGTTTTTCAGTTTCTCTCGTGTTGCCTCCGACCTTTCATACACATCGCCACCTTTCACTAAATTGTATCCATTTGGGTATAACGAACCTGATACCTCAATATGTAATGATTCAGCTGCATTTAGTTCATCTCTTGACTGAAATTCTGCAATCAATTCAAAACGAAACGCTTCTTCTCCGTATTTTTTCCAAGCACGTTGTAAAAAAATGTTACGGTGTAAATTATTGTTTAGGCACCACTGGTGGTATCGCCACCGCTTCTCAACCTCCACGCTCTGTCCAATATACTGTCTGCCGTTAGTGGTGTTTACAATTCTATACAAATGCATTCTTTATACTCCAAACAAAAAAGTCCCGCGCTTTCGTTCTCGTTATCCTGTCAAGATATAATATGAGAACTACTCACGCGGGACTTTTTTTGTAATGGTATCTTGACAGGATACACCTATAAATAGTGTTTTGGTTCGTCAACCCCCACTATTTATTAGTAAGCGAAGGGAAAATGTAGAATCTGTTGCCATTCATAGTATTCCTATACAGCGCCCCATCAAGATAATACTTGGTGGGGTTTGCTGTTGCGGTCAACAAAAAAACATGTTTTTCAAAAAAAATGATACTATATATTATATGTGAAGTAATAATTTATTACTTCACAATGTGAAGTAATAATGGTTGCGCCAAACCGGTTATGTTCACCGTCAAATGGCGAATTATGAATGACATCAGAAATTCTGTTTCACATGGACCTCAAACACAGTAATTCCGTTGAAACGGAACAGCTTGTGGAGAGAATTCACCGAACGACTTTTCCTTTTTTAATCACCGCCCTCAAGGTCGATGACATTACAGAACAAATGCGAGGAATTGACCGCAAACTTCACTTCATTGACCGAGTTGTCACGGTTGAGGAAAAATTAGATGACACCCCTTATCCAAATCTCGCATTTGAGTGGACACAAGGGTCAGGCGCGCCGGGTTGGGCACAAAAAGATTTAGAAGCAGAATTATTCGTATACATTAAGAATGACCAGCGACGCGCCTACTACTTCCACACTGAAAACCTATTGTCGTGGGTTCGTGAAAACTTCCCGGTGTTGGAAGAAGAATATCATCTGCGACGTGTCCCAGTTAGCGGAGCACGGGTTTTACCTGTTCCGCTCAAGCGTCTACAGCGTGAAGTTTGGCACCGAGTCACGGAGTTTTAACAATGAGTGAAAGAAATAAGCGTTGGTTGTTGAATCCAGAGAACCGCGAAAAAGCGCGCGAGGCCACACGACGATGGAAGGATGAACATCGAGCACAAGTCAACGGTCATCAAGCAAAACGTCGTTATCACCTACAACACGGCGGATATACACAGGACCAGTGGGACTGTTTAGTTGCGGAATGGAATAACCGATGCGCCTATTGTGGCATAGATGCGAAGCTGGAGGCGGACCATGTTGCTCCGTTGTCCCGAGGTGGAAAACACGATATCACCAATATTCTGCCAGCCTGTGGAACTTGTAATAGACAGAAAGGTGCGCGTTTCGTAATAGAATGGCTGTCAAACGAACGATGGAGTTGAATCCAGAATGGTTAACAACCCGGGCTATCTGCGTTCTTCTCTTGTTTTCGGCGTTCCCAGTATTTTTTTCGTGCGTATGAAATTTTCGCTCTGGCCTCAGCATTATGTTTCTTGCCAATCCTTTTCGCTCTGTCTTCTTCACTCATAGGTTTGCCCTTCTTAGCGTCAGAAATTTTTGCGCGGGTTGCTTCACTTACTAGTTTTCCCTTATGGATTGCAGAAAGCTTTGCTCTGGTCTCGTCACTTATTTGCCTGCGCCTGTTTGCGGCAGAAATTTTTGCTCTGGTCTCGGCACTATGTTTCCTGCCCGTTCTGTATGCAGATATTTTCGCGCGGGCCGCTGCACTTCGTTGTTTGCCCTTATTAGACGTAGAAATTTTTGCTCTGGTCTCGGCACGTATGGGTTTGCCCTTCAAAGCTTCCGAAATCTTCGCGCGTGTTGCGGCACTTAGTGGTTTGCCCTTCATAGCGTCAGATAGTTTCGCGCGTGTTGATTCCGATATTTCAAACACATCACCACCTTTCACTAAATTGTATCCATTTGGGTATAACGAACCTGATACCTCAATATGTAAGGCTTCAGCTGTATTTAGTTCATCTCTTGATTGAAATTCTGTAATCAATTCAAAACGAAACGCTTCTTCTCCATATTTTATCCAAGCATTTTGTAGAAATTCATTGTGGTGTGAATTATTGTTTAGGTAATACCGGTGGAGTCTCCATCGTTTCTTGTAGTTAACGCTCTGACCAATATACTGCTTGCCACTTTCTTTGTTTACAATTCTATACAAATACATTCTTTATACTCCAAAAAAAGAGTCCCGTGCGTTCATTCTCGTCCGGCCAGACTTATGAGAATTACTAACACGGGACTTTTTTTTGTAACGGTGTCTGGCCGGACACCCTCTATAAATAGTGGTTACGCAGATGAAAAACACAATACTATAGTGTGTTTGCGGTCAACGAAAACGGTTTTTCAAAAAAATGATACTATATATTATATGTGAAGTAATAATGGTAGTTAATAATGGTTATGTTAACCGCACCGAGCGCGTTGTCATGGAGTGGTTTATCCAACGAACGATGGAGTTGAAATAATGAATATGCAAGAAAAACAAGACCTTCCGAGGCCCGTGAATATATGCGTCTTGAAATTCAATGAAAATACCGAGGAAGCCGCCGAAGAGACGATTACACCAGTTCAGCAGTATTGCCCACCCCTGAGAGCCCAGGTGATTTTTCCCGAGAACCGTGATGAAAGAATTTTTAATACCCGTTCGAAATCTGAATTCTAGTGTCACCTGTAGTTTGATGGATGCTGAACGGCTTCAACAGTATCGTTGGCGGTATATCAATGGCCGAGTCGTTACAACTGATACTGATACCGATGGCATAGAGAAGATACGAACAATGGGCAGTGTGATATTCAACCTACCATTCAACGATGATGTGTATTTCCAAAGTGAAAACAACTTTGATTATACGCGAGAGAATATCAGTCTCAGTCGCGGTGAAGTGAAGCGAAACACATATATTATTCAAGACAATATGGCCTATATGGTCATACAAGGCCAGACCGTATTTGTTGACCGCGATATGATTCCTCACATCCAGCATTTGCGGTGGACAATAGCCAACATTAAAGGCGTGAGCCGTGTAGTGACTTACTACTATCATAACAATAAGCGTGTTAGAAAAACTCTTGCACGATATGTATTAGGTGAAGAAGATGGGAGTATCGCTCACATAAACGGTGATACATACGATTGTAGGCGGTCAAACCTGAAGACGGTGAAATAATATGATTGAAGTCACACTGGACAAACAACAATTGGAACGAAGCCTAGGCGTATTCCGGAATCAGGCCCCATACATTCTTCAGACCGCCATCAATAAGACATTACTTGATGCTCAGAAGGATATCAGAACTGGTATCAATGACCGCTTTACCGTCCGTCGTCAGACGTTCGTAAAGAACTCGGTCAAGATTACCCGGTTTGCCAAGAAAACGGACCTCACTGCGGTCATTGAGATTGCTGACGTGGGTGGCCGAAAGACACGGGACATCCTTGAGAAGTTTGAAACAGGTGGTGTAAAGCGCACAACAGGACGAGTCGCTGTGCCCACATCATACGTCCAGCCTGCCAAGAATCGTGTCATCACGGCCTCTCGTCGTCCTCGTAACCTGAAGCACAGTTTCAAACAGAGAATTCGCGGTAACGAGGTAATAATGCAAAGATATAATCGGCGACAGGTCCGAGTTGCTTACATATTGAAAGACACGGTTCGCGTAGATAATCGTCTCGGTTTCGTGGATACGGGTATGATGACAATAGGCCGAGTCGCCAACCGTCACCTATCCGACGCTATCACGACTGCGTTGCGAACGGCAAGACTATAACGACTGGTATACGCTATTATAAACCAAGCTGGAATCTGATAATCTGAGCCGGAATCTGATAAACCAAGATGGAATCTGAGACGGAATCTGATAAACCAAGCTGGAATCTGATAAACCAAGCTGGAATCTGATAAACCAAGCTGGAATCTGATAAACCAAGCTGGAATCTGATAAACCAAGCTGGAATCTGATAAACCAAGCTGGAATCTGAGCCGGATAAACAGTTCAAGGGACCGTATGGAGACGAAAAAAGATTGGGTAACGCGCCACCGAAGTATTTTGCTACTCACAGAACTTTTTGTCATAGAAATATTTACACCTTCTGCCAAAATGACACACTATGCTCGTTAGAAAAGCCGACATTGCCAAGATTCTAAATATAAGTCCCTCAGCTGTTCACAATCTCATTCAGAAGGAAGGAATGCCTGGAAGAGTTGGTAGCGGCCCCACCACTAAGTATGACCTAACCGAAGTCGTGCCGTGGTATGTGGCTCGTATGCAGATAATGGCCACGAAAAACCTACCGGCGTCCACATCAGCGGGTCATTTTGACAAAGACGCCGAAGATGCGGAACTGACCTACTGGAAGAAGGAAAAAGAAAAGACTCGCACACTGAAAGAACAAGGTCAGTTGGTGCCTGTGGAAGATGCCGTGCGTGAAATGAATCACAGACTTACACAGATTCGTAATGTGTTGGATACGATTCCAGCAACTTGGGCACCATACGTCATTGGACTCAATACGCTCGAAGAAACATCTCGTGTATTGAACGAACAGTTGGACAATATGTATACCACCCTTTCAGGTCTTCCAGATAGTGCTGATGAAGAAGATGAACTAGAGGGTGTTGCGGTGGAAACTGCTGTATCAGATGACGAAGACGACAATGACGAAGACTGATGGGGTCACGACGTTGGTTCGTAAGTATGACGACTTGTTACGAACAGTCTTACGACCAAAGCCAAAGCTGACTGGTAGTGAATGGGCCAATATGTATCGCATCTTGCCTGCGGAAACCGCTACTGAAGCTGGAAAATACAATTGGCGTCGTGCTCCATATCAGCGTGAATGGTTGGATGTAATGACAGATCGCCAACATCAGAAGGTCGTCTTGATGACCGGTGCTCGGGTTGGTAAAACAACTTGTCTGGAGAATGCGCTTGGATTCTATATGCACCAAGACCCATCTGCTATATTATTTTTAGTTCCGACACTCGGAGAAGCTGAAAAGTTCAGTGTCAATAACATTGACCCGTTGATTCGTGACACCAGGGTTCTCAGAGAACTCATCAAAGACAAGCGAACCCGAGACAGCGGCAATATGAAGTTGCTCAAGCGGTATCGTGGTGGTCATCTCAGCTTCGTAGGTGCGGAATCAGCAACACAACTCCACGGTAAGACCATCCGTGTGTTGTTGGCGGACGAATGTGACAGGTTCCCGTTCAGTGCCGGAAAAGACGGTGACCCGTTGACACTGGCAATGGTCAGAACCACCACCTTTGGTCATCGTAGGAAAATCGTGTTGTGTTCCACACCGACTTACAAAGACCTCTCGCATATTGAACGCGAGTTCTTGGCATCTGACCAGCGATACTATCATGTGCCCTGCCCTCACTGCAACCACTTTCAGAAGCTGGTCTGGAAGAACATCAATTACAGCGATGATGCGAAGAATCCAGTGTATGTGTGTGAGGAGTGTGCTTGTGCGATTGAAGAGAAATACAAGTATCGGATGTTGTTGAATGGTCGTTGGGTCGCTGAAAACCCAACCAGTCGCACAGCAGGCTTCCATTTAAGCAGTTTGTATTCTGTCTATATGACTTGGGCGGAACTTGTTGAAGAATGGTTGGCTGCAAAGAACAACAGGTTCCGACTCCAAGTGTTCATCAATAGTCGTTTGGGTGAGACTTGGGATGAAACGGGCGAGCGTGTGACTTCAAACCAGCTTGTTGCACGATTGGAAGCCTATACTTCGGAAGTGCCTACTGGTGTGGGACTACTCAGTTGTGGTGTTGACATCCAAGGTAACCGCGTTGAAGCTGCGGTATGGGGAGTTGGTGTCAGTGATGAACTCTGGTTAGTGGACACCGTAATTCTTGATGGCGACACGGGTAAGGATGAAGTGTGGCGGAAGCTACAGGACTTCCTATTCACGGCACGATACAAGACGGCGACAGGCGCCACACTCGGAATACGAACGATAGCTATTGACCGAGGTTACAATACCGAGCGTGTTGACCGATTTGTTCAACAGATTCGCCGTCACGACACAGCAAACCGTGTGATTATCGCCACTCGTGGTGTTGAAAATTACCCACGACTGGTGGCAGACCGACCAAAACAAAGTAAGACCACAAATAGTCTTTATTTCCAAGTCGGAACAAATATTGCTAAAGACCACATTGCAAAACTTCTCAGTAACACCGTGCCTGGACCGAATTACATCCATCTTCCAGTGAGTCTTCCAAGCAATGATGGACACAAGCGTTGGTTGGACAATGAAGTCTTGAAGCAACTCACTTCGGAAAAGCCGGTTCTGACATATGTAAAAGGCAAGCCGAAGCGCGAGTGGCGCAAAGTTTATGAACGAAATGAACAATGGGACATGCTGATTCTTGCATATGCAGCAACACTTCACCTAGGTCAACCATTACTAACAGCGTTGCCGAAACTTGTAGAGAAGGTGTCTGAACTGCAACCAGTAACGAGCACACCGACTGAACCAGTGGATGAACCGAAAATCACCGCATTACAGCGGTCTGGACTCAGAATTCATAATCCGTTGTATGGTGCCGGACGAAATATATGGTGAATTCACACCATAGAACCTATTTAGATATATACGACTGAGGAACAATATGCTACCTACTTATCTTCTTGCAGGCGATACCTTCAAAACTCGTTGGAAGCATGACCAATACCCAAGTGATGAATACGCCCTGAAGCTCTATATCACTGGTCCGTCATCTTTGACCGTGACTGCTGATACCGAGCCGGATGGTGGATTCTTGTTAACCATCACAGCGGCACAAAGTGCTATTCTGAAGGAAGGCATTCACTTCTATACCGTCCGTGCCCAGAAGAACGCCGAGGTTTATACTGTAGCATCAGGCACCGTCACCGTGAAGCCAAACCCAGCCCTTGGGCCGAACAAAATCGTTTTGGCACAACGCATGGTTGAACTCATTGAAAAGGCGCTCACCACACAACTAGAAGACGGCGAAGCGGTAGAAGCTATCAGTATCAGCGGACGCAGCCTGACCAACATCAA